GGACCCTGCCCAGTGCTGATGGCACGGCTAACCAAGTCCTGAGCACCAACGGTTCCGGCACGCTCTCCTGGGCTACTGCTGCTGCAAGTGGTGCCACGGTTACCACCAGCGACACGGCGCCCAGCACGCCTGTTGATGGCGACCTCTGGTACGACTCAGTTGGTGGTCGGCTCTACGTCTACTACCAAGACCCCAACGGCAGCCAGTGGGTTGATGCTGCACCACAAGGCGGCGGAAGCAGTACACCGACAAAGATAGAAGTCGGTAACACTAAGGCTGAGGTTACGGATACTGGGAGCAATGGCGCGTTTGCTGTCACGACTGAAGGCACACAGAGGCTGACGGTTGATTCAAGTGGTCGGACTCTGATTGGTACGTCTACCGCGCGTGACAAGTTCTTCGCTTCCACAATTGCCCCGGCGTTTCAGTTAGAGGGTTCAACGACGGCTGCAGCTGCCATCTCAACTTGCAGAAACAGCAACGATGACAACCAGTCTTATGTAATTCTTGGTAAGTCAAGGTCTTCATCGTACGGCGTTGTTTCAAGCGGCGATAGCATTGGCGAGATTTCGTTTCAAGCAGCAGACGGTACGAACTTTCTTCAGGCAGCTCGGATTACCGCTGCAGTGGATGGCACACCCGGCACAAATGACATGCCGGGCAGAATCGTCCTGAGCACAACCCCCGACGGCTCCGCAAGCCCGGTTGAGCGGCTCAGGGTGGATAGCTCAGGCAGGTTGTTGGTAGGCACGTCTACTGCCATTGGCAACTTTGCATTTGCAGCGTCAAACTCATCAAACATTGATTTGACTATTGCCAATAAAGCCTCTTATACGTTTGGGACAAATCAAGAGTCACGGCTTGTTCTTGGTAAAGAGGAGGCCGGATATGTGTCGCCTATGGGAATCATTAGTGCCCGACCTAATGATCCGACAACCAGTGCTGACGGTCTCATGACGTTTTCGACTCGCAATGGTCAAAGCATGTCAGAGCGGATGAGGATTGGTTCTTCTGGCACGGTTATTATTGGACCATCAACGGCGAATTTTAACTCTGAAGGGGTAGTTTTTAGTTCCCAGTCTGCAGGTCAAGCATTTTTTGTTAGAAACAATGACTATGTAGCTTGGTTCAATCGACTTTCTAGCGATGGAGAAATAATTCAGATTGCGCAAGATAGCGTAAAAGAAGGTTCCATCTCCGTCTCCGGCACCACTGTCAGCTACAACGGTGCTCACCTTTCCCGGTGGTCTCAGCTACCCGGTGGCGCAGAGCGTACCGAAATCCTGCGCGGCACTGTCTTGAGCAACATCGACGAGATGTGTGGTTGGGGTGATGAAGAGAACGAACAGCTCAACCGCATGAAGGTCTCCGATGTTGAAGGTGATCCCAATGTCTCCGGCGTCTTCCAAGCCTGGGACGATGACGACGACACCTACACCGACGACTTCTACTGCGCGATGACGGGCGACATGATCATCCGCATTGCCGAAGGCGTCACCGTGCAACGTGGCGACCTGCTGATGTCCGCTGGTGATGGCACCGCCAAGCCCCAAGACGATGACATCATTCGCAGCAAGACCATCGCCAAGGTGACATCCAGCCACGTCACCTGTACCTACGACGATGGCAGCTACTGCGTCCCTTGCGTCTTAATGGCGTGCTGATCACTTCACCTTACGGAGACTAATCATGGCAATCGACTTTCCCGCATCACCCACCAACGGTCAGACCTTTACGTCTGGCAGTGTCACCTACACCTACGACGGTACTAAGTGGACTGCTGTAGCGGCTGGGGGTGGTGCAACAGATATTATTAGTGAAGGCAACACGTCTGCTGAGGTCATTGATACCGGCAGCGATGGTCGGTTTGTTGTTACGACGGAGGGCAGCGAGAGGCTCAGGTGCGATAGTTCGGGGCGCCTGTTAGTTGGCACGTCTACTGCTTTTACCGCTGGGGGAAACTCATCGCACGCTCGGATCCAGATTGTAGGCAATTCGTTTAGTAGCACAGGTGAAGGTATTTATGCGATTGGACGAGGCGAGGCACCAACATCAATTACAACAGATGAGACCTTAGGAAACATAACCTTCTGTGCTAATGATGGCTCAGAGTTTGCGTCTATCAGATGCCAAGCCGACGCAAATGCTGGATCGAGCGATTATCCGGGCAAGCTAGTGTTCTCCACTACCGCCGACGGAGCAAGCAGCCCGACGGAGCGGTTTCGGATCTCAAGCGGTGGTGCCCTATATCATAATCCCAGTCTTCGTAGAAATACCGGAGTTGACTTTAGCCAGTTTGCCAGCTCAATAACTGGTGCTCCTATCATGGAGTTCTTCGCTAGCAGCTCATTTTATGGCGACGCAATTATTCAAGCTATTACTGCAACAACTGCCAGCACTGTATTCTCCTTCCTTTCAGCCTGGTCTAACACCACTGCTGATCGAGAATTTAATCTCCGTGGTGATGGCGTCGGCCTCTGCGACCAGAGTTGGAATGGTGGTGGTGCTGACTACGCCGAATACTTTGAATGGTCTGATTCCAACCCAGCCGCTGAAGATCGCCGTGGCATCAGCGTCGTCCTAGACGGAGACAAGATCCGCCAGGCTGTTGATGGCGAGGATCCCATTGGCGTGATTTCTGGCAACCCCAGCGTCGTAGGTGACTCGGCTTGGAATAAATGGAGCGGCAAGTATCTGCGGGATGATTACGGCACCTACATCCTTGAGGACTATGAAGTCGAGGATGAAGAAGGCAACACCGTCATCCAACAGCGCCGCAAGCTGAACCCTGCTTACGACCCCGATCAGGAGTACGTTCCCCGCGAGAACCGCCCCGAGTGGGATTGCGTAGGTCTGATGGGCAAGCTCCGTATTCGTAAGGGTCAACCCACCGGCAGTCGTTGGATCAAGATGCGTGACATCAGCGATTCTGTTGAGGAATGGTTGGTCCGCTAGACCTCGTAGTCCTACTCACTAAACACCTTATTGGTACAATCCAATGATCACTATTCTCGGAGTCAAGGTTTCTTATGAGACCTTGGCTTTTTTTATTCTTTTTATCACATCCGAATATCTCGGCATTACTAAGAAACGTCGCTCTAATAGCGTTACTCAAGCTATCTCCATGGCTGCTGCTTACTTCAGTAAAACTCGTACTGAGGATGACACAGTGCGTCGTCTTCGTCGTACATTTAGAGGTAAACGATAATGGTATTACTGCCAGTTAAGCAGTACTACCCTCAGACGGACTCTGCCACTGCGCATGGTGACAGGATGTGTTGGAGTTCTACGTGCGCTATGGCCATCAAGTATCTCCGTCCTGATGCATTAAAAGGTAGTAATGCAGATGATGATTACCTCCGTACTGTGTTGAAGTACGGTGATACTACGGTATCTACTAGTCAAGTTAAAGCCTGTCAGCAGTATGGTGTCTTTGCTACCTTCTACCAGAAAGGTACCAAGCAAGCACTAATCAACGAACTGAAGGCAGGTTATCCAGTTGCTACTGGCATCTTACACAAAGGCCATGCATCAAACCCTGTTGGTGGTGGCCATTGGATGCTTCTCATCGGTGATGATGGTGAACATGGTATCTTCCATGATCCATACGGTGAGATGGATAACGTCAATGGTGGTTACGTCACTATTGGCAAAGGTGGTAAAGATGTCAAGTACACCTGGCACAACTGGCTAAAGCGTTGGGAAGTTGAAGGTAAAGGGACTGGCTGGTTCATGACCTTCAGGCCAACCAATATCCCGCAACCTATCGCTACCGTTGCTAACACTTGGGAGGGAGTTATTACTGCAGCCTCTAAGGCAGGTGCTAAGTTCCCACAAGTAGTAGCTGCACAATGGGCACTAGAGAGTGGCTGGGGTAAACACACCTCTGGCACTCATAACTACTTTGGTCTCAAGGGATCTGGCACTGACCATGAGACAAAAGAGTTCATTGATGGTAAGTGGATCACTATTACTGCTGGTTTCCTTAACTTCCCTGACCTACAATCTTGTGTGTCGTACTTAGTACAACGTTGGTACAAGGACTACAAAACATATAAAGGCGTCAACCGTGCATCCTCTGCTGAGGAATGTGCTCGTCTTCTTGTGGTTGAAAAATACGCCACTGATCCCGCTTATGCGGACAAACTAATACGTATTTTGCGGGAACATGATTGAGGCAATTATTACGGGAGTCGCATCCCTTGTTATTGGAGTCGGTGGTGGTGTAGCCTCGCTCACTAATAGAACTAACTCACGCATGGATCGTATTGATAAACGTATCGATGAGATTGAGTTGCGTCTTGCTGAGAAATACGTCCCAAGGCAAGAGCTAGCTAACGCCTTACAAAAGATGGAGGATCACATGATTCGCATCGAAAATAAACTAGATCAAATCGTACTGCGTAATGGCTAACAAGAAAGCAACGGAGGACATGTTTAATGAACTCCATAACATTGTAACCAAAGAGCTTCTAGATCGAATTAAGAGCGGTGAAGCCTCTACTGCTGATATTAAGGCAGCTTGTGATTGGTTGACTAAAAACGACATCAGCGGTGTTGCATATGACGGTAACCCTCTTGATAAACTAGCCACCATCATGCCTAAGGTAGATCCTGAGCTCATCCAAAAGAGGTTGTATGGCAAGTCGCACGTCTAGTTACTACAAAAACAACCCTAAAGCTAAGGCTAAGCGTCTTAAGCAACAGGCTGAATACAATAGGACAAAAGAGGGTCTTAAGATCCGTACTAACGCAAATAAACTGAACCGTAAGCTTGGCACTTATGGTAATGGTGATGGTATGGATGCTTCCCATACTGGACCTAATAAAGGTAAACTAGAGTCCCCTAAAGCTAACCGTACACGCCCACGTAAGGGTAAGAAGTATGGCTGATCTACTCCCAATCTAATAATGTGACACCGCTATTTCCTAGTCCTGATCACTACCTCCACAACCTAATAACGATGACAAGCTCTGAAGCAAAAAGGCTACACCGTCGTGCAATTAAGGAATACTTTAATTGTCAATGCGTATACTGCGGAGAAACTTATGAACTACATGAACTTACACTTGACCACGTTCGCCCTAAGTGTCTTGGTGGCGAAGACCTTACTTCAAATTTGGTACCCAGCTGTAGGAAATGCAATCAGGCTAAAGGAAGTAGTAATTGGCTACAATGGATGAGGGACACATTTGGTCCTACTAATAGGGAAACACTTATTCTATCACACATTCGTTAATTATGGCAATGACACGTAAAGGTAAGGATCAAGACAAGAATCGCGGATCCGTAGTAGAGAGCATCAAAGAGTTCGGTAGACGTATGGATGCTGCTCGTATGTCCCGTATGCAGGGACGTAGTAACCTGACCTCTAAAGATTTAGAAGGTAAGGCTAGGGGTGGTTCGGCTACCGTTAAGGATGCGCCCAATGGTAAGGAATACATGGGTCCTGCCTTTGGTGAATACAAGGCTAAGGATAAAAAGGATCAACCCAAGGCTAAGGCTAAGCCCCGTCAACGTCGTGGTGCAGGTCGTGAAGACATGATGAGTAATCAACGTCAACGCGAGATCATGGAACGTGAGGAGCGTAAGCGTAAGAATAACATGGACAAAGGCGGGTCCAATGTAGTTGGGAGCTGATTGATGGCTCCACAACGCAAAAACAAACGATTAAACGTACCTGGTAGTAGAACCCCTGCTACCTACGATCTTAAAAATCAGGAACACTTCAACGAATTTAAGCGAGAAGGGTTTATTCCTGAAAAGTATAATAACTATGCTGAACTACAGGATGACTTTTTATCTCTTGTTTACGAAGGAGTGTCTGACGCAGACGCTGCTGAAGCGCTTGGAGTAGATTACCGTAATGTTATTGGTAAGGGTTTCTTAGCTGCTGAACTTAGCTCAAAAGGTGTTCCAAGGGGCATCAGCGCTAGAACTCTTAGGGAAGATATTAAACCAGACGAACGTGATTACCTTATTGAACGATTTGGTAAGGATTGGTTTGATGCTTATCAACGCTACCGTAAACTAGAATGGGGTGATGCAAAAGCTCTTAAAAAGGATAAAGAGCTTATCGAGCAATTCTCTGGTAGACCTGTTGAAGAGTTTACTTCAGCTAAGCAAGAAGCTGATGTATTACGTGATCGCCTAGCTGCTGCTTTTGGCAAAGGTGGTAGAGCTGGTCAAGTCCATAGGGGCCATGGTGTGTCAGCTATGGAAGGCGCTAGTGTTGGTAAAGCTAACCTGATGCCTGAATCTGGCCCTCTTAATGTTGGACACGGCTCTAATCCTAGATACGATTACAATGTAATGCGTAATCTAAATATGTCGTCAAACGATCTGCAGAATGCGTATGATGACATACTTCAACGTGAAGGTCTTACCATCAACCCACGTCGTTATCCTGGGAACTACGTAGCTGCTGATGAAGCTTTGCGGGAGATTAAGCAAGGGACATCTATGGGTAATCCACAGGTAACTGTTCCAGTAGAGCCTACTGCAGTAGACCCAAGGTCTATTGAATGGCGTGATCGTAGAATGTTTGAACTTGAGCGGCAGATCGCTGGTGAGTACGAACAAAGCGGTATGGATCCAATGGAAGCCGCAGCTAAAGCTCGTCAACGATTGGAAGAGGCTGCACTAAGCCAATCTACATTATTTAACACTACTCAGTCACGAGGTGGCCCTGTTACAGTAATAAAACAGGCTACACCTATGCCTAAACAAATTGGTACTGTTGTAGGTGAACAACAATTTGACCCATTTGGTAGGTCAAAACTAGATAGAAGTGGGGCTCCAAAATTCGAGACTAGGCCTATCTACGAGCCTCCTAGTGGTCGTAAATTTGTACCAAAAGGTGGTATACTTGGTAAAGCTGGTCCCGCAGCAGCTGGATTAGGTATTGCTGCAGCTTTATTAAGTGATAACCCAGCTGAAGCTATTCCTGTTGCTGCTGAATCATTAACACCGTTAGGTGATATCCAAGGTGCTCCTGAACCAGCTATCACAATGGTAAATGTTGGTGGTAAGTTGCGGCCACTTAACACTGATACCAATACCTTAATGGATAAACCTGGTTATGGTTTAGAGCAAAAAGGTGGTCAATGGCGTGAAGTTAAACGTGGCATGGGTGCTGCTACTAAACAACAACAGCAAGCCATACAACAGACGGTACAACAAGTTACTAACTTAATGCCCAAGGTTAATAAAGTAATTAACCCAGTAGGTGCTAGGATTACAAATGAAGCGCAGTACTTTATTGTTAATCCAATCCGAAGTGCATACGATCGCATCTTCGGTAAACGAGATATTTAATTCCCCACCATTGGTGCCTAGGAGCCTCTACAAGGGGCCTCTAGGTGCTTTCCTATACATCCTATCACATGGACACTTTAACCGCCCTTAAAGACGATTTTAAGCTCTTCCTTCAAGCACTATGGGGACAGTTAGACCTACCCTCGCCAACACGTGCTCAATACGCCATTGCTGATTATCTACAACACGGCCCTAAACGACTACAGATCCAAGCCTTCCGAGGAGTCGGTAAGAGCTGGATTACTGGAGCGTTTGTGCTGTGGACACTATTCAATGACCCTGAGAAGAAGATCATGATTATTTCAGCTTCTAAGGAGCGTGCTGATAACATGTCTATCTTCCTACAGAAGTTGATTATTGAGACACCATGGTTGGTACACCTTAGACCTAAGAGTGATGACTCACGTTGGTCTAGGATTAGCTTTGATGTTAACTGCTCACCTCACCAAGCACCATCCGTTAAGTCAGTGGGTATCACGGGTCAGCTAACTGGTTCTCGTGCAGACCTAATGATTCTTGATGACATCGAAGTGCCTGGTAACA